AATTAGCTTCTTTTTTATCAAGATAGCAGAAAAAAGACCCCCCTTTCGAGGAGTCTTTCCCTGGGCAGAGCCCCTTAACCCTTCCACTTAATAAAGTTACAGGGTTTTATCTTGAAGTCAAGAAGCTTCCATAAATAGGAGCTTTGAACGCAGAGCTTCAGGGCTCATATGTGCGAGATGACGCCAAGCATTCTCAGGTGAACGATTCATAGCGTCACCGAAAGCATCCCACTGCTGCTGTGGTTGAGCAGCTTGCTGTTGACCGGCAGTTCCAGCCGGAATAGCAGGCATGTCGTAGTTCTGCTGATACTGCTGAGGAGCCTGAGTTTGAACATCGCTATCGATGTCAACAGGAACCACTTCAGTAAAGAAACGATCAGTGTAATCAGCCAAGAAGTCAGGGTTGGTAAGGATTTGCTCCATACCACCGGCTCTTTCGGTGATTTGGTCGGTCTTTTGTGCCTGCTGAAGGAGCATGTCCTCCAAAGCGCAAGCATAAGAATTCAGAATTCCAGGAGCTTCAACGCCAAACTGTTTAATTACCTCGACGCTTGCGGCGCTGAGTTCCCCGTTGCTGGTTTCCGTAGAAGCCTGCGAGGAAGTTTGGGTCGGTGAGGCGCTGGTAGGCGATGTCTGCGGAGCCTGCTGCTGGTAGGCCCAAGGCTGGACCTGTGAAGGCTGACTCAGCTGTGTTGTACCCTGCAGTGTTTCCAGGGTCTGTGATGGTGCTGCCTGGCTGGGGGATGGAATCTGTCCCAACACTCGTTCCAGGGACCCCATCGCTGCTTCCCAAGGGTTGCTCGGGGAGTATTGCGACGTTGACGGGCTGGACGGGGCGTTGATAGAAGGGTCCGAAACCGGTGCCACCTGGTGTGGCGCTTGGGCTGTAGGCACCGAAGCTACCGCCGGGGTAGACGTTTGTGCCACCCACTGCGGGAAGGCGGTTGTTGAGCCCTGGTCGTTGTATACCGCCGGGGCTACCGCCGGGGACACCGGGCTCGGGGTCGAAGCTTGGATCTGCTGGCTCATAGCTACCCGAGTAAGTTAATTCTTCCGCAAGGTGATCAAACGTCCTGTAAAGGAGCGGTGTGATATTCAGTCTAGGATCAGCCGCAAGGGGTTGATCAGGCGCAAGAGGATGCGGAGACTGATACATCTGATTTAATAATACCAGGAATTGCTGCATTGCCGACTGTGTTTGTCCAACCATTCTGAAAGGGAATCCTTTCAACATTTCGGCACGCTCGGCTTCAGTCTTATCCGGGAATAGGTACTTAATAGCTTCAACACTATTAACACCAACCTCTTGCATGTTCCTTACAACGATTGACTTTTGCTGTAAGTCAAAGGCCGTATCCTCGTACACATCGCCCATGAAGCGATATGAAACGCTACGGTCTCCATCTTCTGGTAAACCAATAACGCCGCGAGGGACTTTGTTTTTTTCTAAGGCTTTTTTAATTTCTTCGTCGAGCTTCATGTCAAAACGACGTAAAGCTTTCTGATATTTTTCAGTTGAATCTTGGGTTAGTTCAGTTGGTTCTTTAGGTTCCTTTAATCCCGAGGCCGCAATAAACGACTCACGGAAAATCATTTCCTGGTGGTAAATCATCATCTCTAAGAGACGACAAAAACCGTAAGTAAGGAAACTTTTGTTTTTTCGAAGAGCCGTGGCTTGAGCACGACCCATCAAACCTTTAATCTCTGTCGCAGTAGCGCCCGCCGAGATCGAAATTTCGTCCACACCACCTAAAGCAGTACGGATTTCTTCTCTAAGCAACAGAACATAACGGTTCATGTCACCGCTAATCGGGTCAGGCGTCATGTAGCCGACACGATCTGAGGGCTCGACGTTAGCGATGATGCGAGGTACACGAAGGCCACCTCCCATCGCTGAACCGAATGGTTCACTAACGCGTGTTGAAGGAGAATCTCTTCCAGCAAACCCACTTTGAGAGCTGATTGTTGGACGGAAAGCACTTCCGGCATCAGCAGCTTCGACCAGGTCAGACCGTGGTCGACTGGAGATCAGAGTAGGGTTACCAAAAAATTCAATATTCTTTGCGATGTTTGTAATCATCTCGTTATGAAGCACAATTTGCTCCATAAACGGATCAAAATCACCTTCTCCTTCTGTGCCGCTGGCGTTAGGTTTGTTTAAGCATTCGACAGCAGGCACAAAACCAAGAGAATTTGCGCGAACTTTAGTGCCGTTGATACCTGGGCCTGGTTCTACTTCGAAACTTAGTTCTGAGTCAGACTCAACTTCGCTGATTGTCTCAGCTGTAATCGAAAGTCGGACATACCGTTTGTTTTGTCCGTAGACATCGCTTGGTAGACCAAGGGTGGCGTTCTTTACTTTGTAATCGTAAATAATTACGACTTCTTCAATTTGACCATTCAGATCGTGAAAAACCCGATATTGATTTTTGTTGAAGAAATAAATCTGATATTTAAGTTTTTGATCTGGGCGAAAGTAAAACAGGCCACAACCATCGATTAGGAAGTTTCGGATAATCGCTGGAAAACGAATATCAAGCCGATTTAACTCGATCACATCGTGCAGAAATCTTGTTCTGCTTTTTAGAGTGTCTTGGTCGCAGTAAAAAGAGATCCCCTTTTTGATCATCAAGAGGGTCATCTGCTGCAAGTGGCTCAGCACCACCATGGTTGCAGCTTGGTTCTGTCGACCTTGAGTCCGAGCAGCCTCTAAGATCTCCTCAAACTTATTCCGCGTGTCAAGTGAGGCTGCCATTTAAAAAATTACTTCTTTTCTTTGAAGGAACGAGCTTTTTCTTTAGCCCGTTTCTGTTTTTCCATCTTAACCTCGTCACCACTAGGAGCCTTTTTTTCGTCGCGATCCTTTTGGAACTTAGCCAAAACCTCCGCAGGCATTTTGTCAGCCATCAGGTAAAAGGTATTTTCTAACTCTTTCTATTCTAAGGGCACCTTCAGGAAGTTTATCCACTGGATACGAAGTCAACAAATGATCCTGACGACCAAGCATGTCTGTGTTGCCTTCTTCAGGTTTAAATTCGTCACACAACTCCTGTACTTCAGGTTTATCCCAGATGTAATACTCAGCGATAGAGCGTAACTTAGTTCGTCGTTTATCCGCATCGCCCATCCAGCTAAAATGCCACCCTGCATCGCGTTCACCTACGTAATAATTATTCGTTGTAGCTCGTAACGAAGAAAGAGTTCCGAATTCCTTTAGTCCAGCAACCGTACTAACTACCCCGCAACGCCAATCAAATTTTTCTTCTTGTGGCGATTGAAGCTGCCGATCAGCTCGTCCGTAGTGCATAGACATACTCAAACGAACTGTCTTATCGGGGTTATCTAAAACAGCTTGTTTTACCTCTTCTAGCTTTTCCGGGTTTGCTATTTCGTCACAATCGGAGCATATAAAAAAGGTATCTTCTGGCAGCTGAAATAAACCGACACTTAAAGCGTCTCTCTGCCCTCTTTCTCTAACCCAAGGATCTGGTGCTTCTTCGTACGTAGGTAACTCAACGTGGAGTACTTGCACTTTGTCTTCGGGAATACCGAGCTCTCTGAGAGTATTAACGCAAGTAAATTCTTTAGGTTCCCCTCTGTGCGTATAATTAGCATCTGTTATCAAGAAACCATCTACGTGATCGTAGAGAGTTTTGATACGAAGTTCTAATAGCTCCTTTTCATTGAAATAAGGAAAGCAATCGATCAGCACAGAAGAACGATTCGAGTAGCAATATGCTACCTCAGTCTTAGACGTCTGCTACTTGATTCAAGCGTTTCTTAGATACTTCCAGTAAGTAATTTTTAGTGCGTTCGACGTTTTCGTTTACTTCCTCGTCCATACCAGTATCAAACTGCGGGTTACTCCCATCGTCCGGCATTGTTGGAGGAACAGGGCCACCGGCTTCTTGATTCAAGTCTGACTGAACTTGCCCAGCGAATTGCTGTGTGGATTCTTGATCCCGACGCCTTTGATTATCAGCGGCGGCAATAGACCGTCCGTAACGATCAGCAAAAATATCGGAGTAACCAGTAAAACTCATCTTTATTTAGCAGTCATTAACTATGCTACCAACGGTAGATCCAGCAGCAGAACCTAATTTTCCGCCTAATAGTGAAACCCATCCAGCAGCTAGCCACCCAACATACGGGATACCGATAACAGCAGGAACACCAACCCCAGCAGCAATACTAGTTCCGGCCATTGCACCTTGTGACCGTGCTCCAGCGTCCGCCACGATGCACTCTATGTCTTTTGCAGACTTTCCCTCGCCATCTGCCGTGGCACCTCCTAGGTTCCTAGTGCCATCCATAGTGAACTGGTCTTTGCGCCACTCGTGACGATTTTCACTACCACCACCGAAAAATCCTTTCTTTTCCTTATCTAGTGATAAAGATCTTTGTGACTCAAGAACAGTAGGATCGTTTGCTTTGTATTCGACTGTATAACCTTCTCTATCTGCTTTAACTTTGTAAGAAGAATAATCTCCTCTGGGAAAATTTATAACTGGAGCTTGTGGAGCTTTCGTTGCTTTGATAATGTGCCCCAACACACCAATGTGTGCTACAGCAACAACACTACCGACTACTAATGCAGTCCACTTAAATAAATTCATAGTCCTATTAGTAAAGGACGACTACGCCGTTCACAGAACCTCCGCTTAGTGTAACTGCCCCAAAAGGCAACTCGATATTGCCATCAACATTTTCAATATGTATAAATTGATTTTCTCCCATGTCGTTTAGACGTACATAAACGTCATCTGTCCCAGGAGTACTTTTAGATTCGACGAATAGAGAACGGCAGGTAGGAAAAGTTTTTTGACCGTCCGAAGGCACCCAAACAAACCCACTTGCGTAAGGCAGTATGGGCGTCTGCCCGTATACAGATCCGAAAGCGCGGATGTCCATTTGTGAATTCTTTCTGTCAGTCTAACTTATTCAGCTCAATAAGCTTTTTTAAGTACCAATCAGCTTTTTTTAAATCTTCAACTCCGTTCTTGTGTTGAAAGCGCCAGAGATACTTCATGCAAGAGAGGTGACAAAAGTTTTGTACAGCATCTTTTCCAGCTGCAGCAAGCATTGCGTCAATGCACTCGACATCACCTTGGTTGTAGTGACTGGGGTGGTTCACAGTGTTGCCGGGAAAAATACTCGGCATAGCCATGTCAAACTCGATACCTCCCAGGGTGATGGTGTCATCGGAGTAAGAGAACATGTCAGTATGTAAACATTGTGTCTGTGTCGATCATAGGAGAGTTTTTTAAAAGTGCAGAGGAGTACTTATTATCCAAGTGCTGAACTAAGGCGCACTCAGGGATTTTAATTTTTCCATTTTCGTTTATCAGAGGAATAGCTCGGCGATGTTCTTGCCCTGGGAGCAGTTTTTCAAAAGCCAAACCCATTGAAGATCGATCAGCAATCGGCCAGTTTCTTAAACCAATTTTTGCGTGACTTTTTACAGGGTGACTGCTGTCTGAGCGAATGTACTCTTCAGAGTCTTCTTGATCCATGATCATAAAACCACCGTATGGGTTACCTAGTGTTGTAAAACCAATCACACCGGACTCAGCCGGACGGAATTTAAAACCGCAGTTGTATCCGATTGGTCCCCAAACATCTGGGGTAACACCACTCAAATTCCAACGACGGTAATTGTCAAAAGGAATAAATTTATTTTTTACTTTTTCAACTCGACAAAAACCTGGTTCTAGATTTTCCTCTTTTAAAACATCTTTATATTCGATCCAGTAATCAAATTGTTTCTTAGTAAAAAGAATATCATTTTCTGAGTACATGTAATAATCATGTTTTTTATTTACAACTTGGTAAGCTAGAGACGGTTTGTGTGCCCAGCAAAGTGAGTAACCTACATACTCTGGAGACGCTACAGTAAAGCTTACGCGTTTTAAGTTAGTGTTACCGGCAACTATTAATGAGAACTCATCTAGGTCATAAGCATGTTCGTGATCGATCGTAATATCAATTTCTTTATCCAGATCGAGAGTTTCGTAACCCTTTAAAACTTCAAGAAGAGTCTCAATGCGGCTAAGTGGATTGTAAGCTGTGACAGAGATGTAAATAGAAGACATTAGAACTCAACAGAGAAACTTCCGCGACGTTGAAGATAAGTCATGAGCCAAGTGTAAGCATCAAGAAGGTCATCATGAGACGTCGCCCCTACGTTAATTAGCTGATCTATAAGAGCATCGAACTTTCTGTATTTGTTAAAAATAACTTTTTTATTTTCCAAAAGACCGAGAGTACCTCTGAACCTCGCGACTTTGTCTCCCCTGAATCCTTTGACTTCGTGGACATGCAGATTACCCAGACCTCTCTCGTTTAACAAAACACGACGAAGATCAGCAGCAAGAGAAGCCTGATACGCCACAGCTTCAACAACAAGAGTTATTGTGGAATACGTTGGAAAGTGCTGATCGTTCTGTAGTTCTAAGATTCCCCACTCAACTAACATATCGCACAACAAATCAATCTTTTCAAGGTTGCCTATGGTGCGTACCTGATGCGCATCGATGACGTAGTACTTGTCACCA